CAGGGTTTTACCCCTGACCTTGTCCAAAAGAACGTGATTGTGGACAGTAGTACCTGAAACTAGCGCGTCTACCAATTCCGCCACATCCGCGGGCAGATCCCATGCTATGACTGGAGTCTTAGCGGGATACGATCACGAGACAGCCGAGAGGCTTTGTCTGATCGATGTGTCCAGAGTAGCAGAATGGCGTTGGTAGAACCGTTAGTCAGGGGTTACAGGCGTGTACCGATACGACTTTGAGCCTCAGCCAGTTGGTTGTGGTCAATGTGCGTGTAGTAACCGATCGTGGTGCTGATTTGTGAGTGACCAGCGATCTGCCTTGCCTTCTCAGGGTGAACGTCATTCCAAGCCATCCACGTGATGCCTGAGTGGCGGAGACAATTAGGTGTGAACTTTGGATCAACACCCGCATAGTCCCTCACGTAGCTGAACTTGCGCCGTAACGTTTCTTTGTCCAGGTAGTCACCCCAAATGGGAAGCGTCGGATGATCCTTTAAGTCTTCTGCGTACTTGGTAAGCATTGGCAGGAGACGATCACCACTGGCTGAGTCCTTCGGGATGTAAATATCCCGTGCACGACAGCCACGCTTGACCTTGAAGTCAGGACGACGACCAATCTTGATGTAAGGAGTAGGAACCCCCAAAACAAGATCACGTGGTTGAATCTGAGACCATTCGTGGTGGCTAGTACATGTGTAGGTAGCCAGCCAAATAGCCTCAGCTAACACATCCTCGTTACACGTCTTGGCACAAGCATGTAGATGATCAATCTCAGCAGGTGTGAGAATGATGCGTTCTACTCTGTTGTTCCGTACGGAATCAAAGGAATACCGTCCTTGGTAATTGAAGTGTGATTGATGGCGAGGATTGCCTGGCTCAATTTTAGATCGGTCAATGCAGTAATTGAGGCATGTTTGCACTGATGCAATGATCTTTTTGACGGTTGTGTTCGTGTGATTGTGAAGCCCATAGCAGTAATCTGTTTTGAGTTCATCGATCGTTCCTTGATTGATGTCAGCAATACGCATACCTCGTGACCAAAATTGAGTCGCATGATTTGCGTTAATGCGGACAGTCTTGGATGGTGGGTGACTTACCTTCCACGTGTCCTTGTATCGGACCGTGTAATCAAGTGCTTGACCCCATGTAAGGAATTCAGCCATTGAGTTGGGTAGATAGTTGTTTGGCAAGGTTGCGTCCCTGCTGTGTAAGTCGCAGGTAACGCAGGCGTTTGTTTGGTTGGTACACCTCCTTTGTGATCAGGTTGAGGCCTCGCTTTGGATTGCTGCGGTGCTGACCAGTGAGCCACGTTGTGGTACGGGACATGCTGGCAGCAGTCAGACCAAGTTCTTCCTGTAACTCTGCTGTAGTGCAACCGTCAGGACGGGTGGCTACGAACAAGAAACAGGAGATGACCTGAGCAGGCATCTCAACGTCAAGAACGCGGAGAGTCTCGATGACGCCCAACAAGCGGAGCATGTCGGAGCGGGTACCGATGTTTACTGCGTCCATGACGACAGCGAGGACAACGACAGAAGTCTACACGATACTTGCCCAAGTGCAAAATGACACAATGTGGCTCGGTCCATAGGTCAAAGAAGGATAGTTCGTCCTTAGAAATACAAACGTCAATCAATTAAGGCTTTTTTAATAGTTGTTCGCGGAGATTGTACGCACGAGACCCGACAGGCAGGTCCTCGTTTTCAAGCAACCTTAGGAATCGTTCATCCTCCAAACATAGTTTGTAGAAACGCTCAGCTACTGCGTCGTAACAGTACTCACTAACGCTTACTTCCAACAGGGCACATGTGGCTTTGAGTAAACGAGCACATTCGGGTGCCATGTTGAAGTTGATGCGCTTCATAGGCTTGATAGTTCACCTAGATACAACGCTAGTGTCGTCGATCAATTGTTGAGTAGCGAGTGATACGATCTCGTTACGATGTTCATGTGCTTCAAGTTCCTTGACAAGCCGTGCGACCAAACGTTCAGCTGTCTTCTTGCTCATCTTCATAGTCTTCAATGTCAAGTTGGGATACGAAATGGATTTGTTCAGGAGTACAAACGGTGAACTCAATCCCGTCCTTCTTCATCAACTGCTTGACTTTATTTTCAGCAGCTGATTTCCGTTGATACACATACTCTTTGACCTTCTTTGTTTCAAGGTCAGATTCTCTGATCACACAACAAACGTTGCTTGGTAGTTCCCAAGCAGCGATCTTGAAGTCCATGATCTCATCGTATGTGTGTGGCAGAAACAACTCATCAGGTGCGTCCTTGAACTTCTGCCAGTTGTTTGGAAAATACTTCTTACCACTCATCTGTTCTAATTACGTCCTTTAGTTGTGCTTTACGGTTAGTGGACAACTCAAAAGCAGCCCAGGCGGCGTGTTCTAAGTCGGGAGCGTAGACATACTCTGTCCAACGTTCCTCACCGTCTTCCAATACGACCATGTATTCATCAAGATTCTGTTTTCCCAGTAGTGGCATCGGCGTCCTTGGCTCGTGATTGTGAACGTTTGCGGGCAGGCCGCGGCTTAGGTAGATACACCTCACGCTTTACAAGAGCTTTGTATCGCGGCGTCCATGGATGATTGGGGAAGTGATGCAACCAACAACCAATGGCGTTCTTGATCAACCAATCATCTGTCTTTTCTTTTGTCATTGTTTAATAAACGATCTCCTATCCAATGTGTGAACGATGTTGAGTAACTGCGTCCGTGTGATTAAACCCTTGTGATAATCAGCAAGGGCGACACACTGCAGCTCTTTGATCTGCTGTTGTGTCATGTGTCCGTGAGATAAGACATGAGGGGTGATTCCCTCAAATAACCAACCACATGTGTGACCATGTGGAATGGTTGTTAGTGAGAATCAAGCGTTGCGATTGAAGAAGTAAGTATTACCTTTGAAGTCCATGTCGTAATAGTCATGTCGCAATGACTGATACCACACGAGTTCAAAGTCAATCGCGTTCCTGTAGATGTCAGGCATGTCATCCGTTGGATAGACATCCTCACACCATTCTTCTGTGTACTTGGTAGTGATGTGGTCACCCACACCTTCCCATTCACCAGAGAATGCATCACAGAACTGCTCAGCAGTTGTGATACCTACATGTGAATCAAGCATCTTGATAAATGCATCGTACTCAGCTTCATCAATGATGAATGAAGTTAGAGTCGAGATCTCCTCAATCAATGCTTGAGTGTCTGCGTCCTTGCTGTCATACCAACGCTCGAAGCGCTCGGATGAAGCAACAAATGCAGGCGAGAGCGTAGCCATGTGTGACCTAGTGTAACAATAAAGGGACGAAGTCCCAGACTGCAGCAGGGCATTGCACCCTGCATGTGAGCTATGACTCAAGCAGTGATAGGCATGTCGGATGCACTGAGTCCACGGAGTGGAGTGCAGCTACCGAGTAGCCGTGTCTTGCAATCGAAAGGCAAGAGGTTTGTGTTAACCCAGAAACCAAGGCTCATGTTTGGGTTCATGAGAAGGTTGAGGATTGCACGACGGCTAACGCAGTCGTACTCGTAGATGTTGCCTTTGGCGTATGCAACTTGCACAACACCACGCAACGGATCAACGACCATACGCTCGACACAGTCGGATGTACGGCAAGGAATGTTGATGAACATGAATGAAAGAAATAAACAAACGTTTGAGTCCGTGATGACTCAAGACCAAGCAGCCCGACTCAAACGGGCAGGGCGTCGGTGCACCGTGCTGGTATGCCATGAGCAAACAAAGCGTGTGGCTCCGCTGTATGTATGAGCTTGCCCTAGTGCAACCGACCAACATAGTTGGTGATCAACGTGCCTATGATCCGACGGCAGTTGCAGCGGCTATGCAGTTGTCAAGGTTCTGAGGCAGTGAGTGGTGATTGAAGATCGAGACTCTCCTCCCCCTTAGCAGGGAGAGTCGAGATCAAGATCATCAAACCACTCATCTGGATCTACCATACACCCAGTGCAACCATTGCCAACCAGCAACAATGTAGCAAGGTGATACCACAACAGCTGAAAACCATTGCAACAACGGAATGATAAGTATTTGGTCAGCCATCGATCATTGCTGCTTATCATCTGTAATCCATTGGTATCACTGGCTTTCTCAACATTCTCAATAAGCCGCAAACAGATCGCACAACATACACGCCAGCGATCCAACTACCGCGCGCGCCTGATGTGCGCGTGTTTCACCTAAAACCCAGTGCCATCCGTTAGTTTGTAGAACTAACGCGGCTCCCAGACCCCCCTATGGGGGTGCGGCGACCTTTTTATTACGTAAATAGGGTTGACAAATTTATGCCATTTTCTTTGGAAGGTAACCCACCGCCTCTGCGACCACAGGAAACTGCTGAATAATCAGTTTTTTACACTCATCTGCAATAATCTTGTGCTCTAGCTGAGTACCATTACCACAACGAAGATCACAATAATGTATCCAACTACGAAGGGTTCCATTCATGTACAACTTAGTAGGGGAAGACATAGGTAACACATCACGTGCACACTCTTTAGCTACACCAGCTTTAAGCATCTCGGTATAAAGCAACATTGATTGATCAAACAACAGCTGTGCTTTGAGTTGAAAGTCTTGAACAGTGTAAGGATCTAGATCATCAATACTATTTTGTCTGTTCTTTGTGTCTTGACTACGAAGGTCAGGAACTACAGGACTATCTGTGATTGCTGCATACCGCTGACTAAACTCTTGAAAAGAGAAGCTACGGTGCCTAAGGATTTGAGCAGAGATACTACGAGTAGTGTTGATCTCTACACACATATTGACCATCTCAAAGGGTGACCAATGTTTGTGTTTAATTAGGTATTTAATAAGACGACTACTGGTCTCAGTATTGTCTTGATTAGATGGATTTGACACCCTAGCCATGTAAGCAATAAGGGTGTCACCATCAGGGGTTGAATGAACTAAAGAAGCTGTATGGGTGGAGGACATTAATTAACGCTTAGGTTTCGTAATTGTGGTACCAGTTGTTGTGGTTTTACGTAGTTTAGAGACGTAACGATTACCAAACTTAGTTGGTGCATATGATTTACCTACACGATTAAGATTTCGTTTAGAACCTTTAACCTTTCGTGTCATCACACCTTTACCGCTGTTGACACCTTGACCAGTTTTACGGAACTTGGCACGAAGCCTGCCTTTGTAAGAAGTGACTTTACGATCTTTACCAGTACCTCTAGTGACATTACTTACGTAACGACCACCACTAATCTTTTTAGTAACTTGAGCTTTGGTATCTGTAGCACCTTTCTTTATTTTAAGAAGAGCACCACCGGCTGATTTAATACGAGTGACTTTACGGCCAGCCTTGTTAGTCCTAACAATCTTGACACGTCCATCTTTCAATCGCTTACGTCTAGCACGGTTAGGGTTTGGTTCTGAGAATTTCTTTGCCATTGTTGTTGTGTGTACGTACATACAGTATGAATAGTGTTGATCAGTATGTCCCTTTATTGGACATCAGTATCAACAGCATTCAAGGGTGGTTAGAATCCTAGTAAAAGAAAGTAAAAGAAAGTACTTACAGAAATATCCGTCTCGCTCTGCTCGACGCGATATTAGTAAAGGGGAAGGATGTCTTCCCCTAACCAGGAAGTCGAGTCCACCCTACTCTTCTCCCTGTATAAGGGAGGGGTTTCTCCTAAACCCAGGTGGGGACTGAGTTTGTTGTCTTTCCTCTAGCTTGTCTTCTTTGTTCTATATTCATGCCAAAGACCATGTGATTGGCAGCTGCTTGAGGGTCATCAACCCACTGTTCAAGCATGTCATTCCACTCTTCCATCTTCCGTTCTTTAACGGACTCATGAGCAGAAATAGCCATAGCATCAGTGAAGTATTTGACACCTTGAGCTAAGCAGTCCAATCTGTCGTCATGTTTAACAGCACCTTTTTCTTTGCACATACGACTCATCTGATAGAAGAGCATGTACATAAGACGTTTCTCAGGTGCTTCGTCAGGATTTGATTTAAAGTCCCATTCAACGACTTTACGGTCTACCACAAGGCGGTGTTGGTTGAGAACAGGTTCAAGCGCATCAATGATTCTGTCTTCCTTACGCACGTTGGCACGGACCTCTTCGATGTCAATGGCTTGTTTGGTCTGAATGCAGTGCTTCTTGAACAGTTCAGCAACAATGCCATCACCAAAGTTAGTTTCAATAACGAGTTTCGTAGCACCATACTTTTTACAACCTCTGAGGATGTCTAACAAAGTTGAGTCTCCGTACCCGTCGCGGTACGCACGCATTTCATGCACATAGAGGAAGCCGTTCTTCTGAGATATGTATGTTGCGGCTGTTTCGTCCGTTCCTCTACCCGACGGATCAACTGAGCAGATTGTCTCTTGGTAAGGCGTCCACTCCCCAGAGAGTTGCATTGGACTATAAAAGTAATCTCCTGGGAGACCGACTGTGGGTAAGTCTTTAATAATGTTTTGGGGGTCTGAGCACCAGACGACATTGTCAGGAGCAGTAGCGGGGTTGACAGAAGTAACCACCAGATCTGCCATTTTAAGCGGGAACTTTTCAGCATCACTAAGGGTTGTATCTAATTGGAACTGCAACATGAAGTTGCTACGACCCATTGCAGCTTCACGTTCTAAAAGATCACTGTCGCTGAATCGGTCAGGGTCTGTTACTTCCCACGGTTTAGCTCCGTTATCAACGTCAGACTGCAGTTGAGGAGCTATAAGACCTTCGTAGTTAGAAAGAGAACGTGGGATACGTGCAGGCCAAACAAACGGCCTGTAGTTGCGTTCAGCAAGCTTTCTGTAGACGGTGAAGGTTGTCTGAGGAGTACCGAGGTACATAATGCGGGAGTCATCCTTTGGAGTAAGGATTGACTCAGCTTCAGTACAGAGTTGAAGAAGTTTTTCCCGCATCATTTCCGTCATTGAGTTACCAGGAACTTCAATGTCGTCTAGAATCATTAAATCTGCGCGGCTTCCGGTTAGCTGACCAGTGATGCCCACGCTTTTTACGCTTGGAGCCTGGTGGGGAGAGCAATTCACATCGAAGCTTATTCGCGACCATCTTGCATCGTCGGACTTCGGGCGTAAATGAGAAAGCCATGGCGTTTCAATGATTAGTTTTTGTAGAAAGATAGACATGTTGTCAGCCCGCTCTTTAGAAGCGGAAATGATCATGATCTTCTTTTCGGGATTATTAAAGAGAGTCCAAAGAACAAAAGCACCAGTAATCCAAGACTTTCCGACTCCGCGGAAGGCTTGAATTTGTAGACGTTTAGGTCCGTTCTGGAGATAATCTGCGATTGCATATTGGGCACGGGTGGGTGAAGGGAGTTCAAGCTGATCCCACAAAGCTTGAAGAAACAGCTTAAAATCGCCCTGTAAGGCGTCTAAAACGTTGGACATATAGATATGTACTTAGAACAGGTCTAAGGGGACTCCTAGGGTCGCTGCGTTGCCATTCAGCTGCATATTGCCATTGGCACGATCCACAATTTGTGAGCCAGACGTAGGAGCAAAAGATTGACCAGGAAAACCGCGCATAGCATTAAGTCCCTTTTTAAATTTTTGACTTCTTTCTAGTTCCTTAAGAGCAGCGTCTAATTGATTATATTCAGCGTGTATTTGGTTATGTTTGGATTTATCAGCAGCAAGAAAGTTACGTCGATCATCGCCAAGATACACACCTACTTTATTGTGAGTTTGGTGGACTTCCTCAGGCAGGGGGTAGCCATATTTGGCACCCAGGCCTTTGTCCACACGATCTACAACAGCATTATGGTGGTGTTCCTTACCTGCACCGTTAATTCTTGCGCGTTTAGAATCAGATTTAGATAGATCAGTATTTGGAGAAGTTTGTCCTTTAATTTTTTGTTCACGCTTAGAATTATGATCGCGTGATTCTTGGTTTTTAACGTCTACTGACTTAGGAGAAAACCGAATAGGTTTACCAGCCTCGGCTTTTCTATCAAGCTTCCAGCGGTGCCCATGTTGGCGGTAATACTTGCCACTGCTTTTACCGTACTTATTCCAGTGTGCACGTTCTTGTTTTTGGTATTTCTCCCAGCCAGGACCAGAAGGCCTTGGGGGGTTCATAAAAATAAAAAGCCACCCCTTGCGGAGTGGCGATATAGTTACGTTGCCTTAGTGCAACTATTGAGTATGTTTAGCTAGTACGT